ACAGACACTTATCTTTTCTATTACTCAAATGGTTCAACATGGGCACAGACAAATCAATTTGGTACAGTAACAGCCCAAACAACTTATGGTGCATCTAGCGGTAATGGAAGTTCAACAGATTACGCTCGTGCTGATCACACACACGGAACACCTGCCTTAGGCACAGCAACACCAAATGCTATTAGCGGTGCGGCTGGCTCAGCAGGTACAGCGACTACACCCTCTAAAGAAGATCACACACACGCTTTTACTCCTAGCACAGATCTCAACATGCAAGGATACAAACTAGGCAATTTAGCAACACCAACAGTAAGCACAGATGCGGCAACTAAGCAATATGTTGATGATGTAGCACAAGGACTTAATATCCATGCGGCATCTTGGGCGGCAACAACTGCTAACTTAAATGCTACATATAACAATGGCACTAGCGGTGTTGGTGCAACACTTACAAATGCTGGAACTCAAGCGGCATTTACAACAGACGGAGTTAGTCCAACTGTTGGTCAAAGAATTTTGGTCAAAAATCAAACCACACAATCTCAAAATGGTATCTATACCGTCACAACTGTCGGTAGCGGTTCTACAAACTGGGTTCTAACTCGTGCAACAGACTTTGACTCAGCAGTTGAAATTGCAGGTGGTGACTTTACTTTTGTTGATACTGGAACCACACTTGCCAATACTGGTTGGGTCAATGTTGATGAAGTAACTACTGTTGGAACTGACCCTATTGTTTTCCAGCAATTCTCAGGTGCAGGAACTTACACAGCATCTAATGGTGTATTGCTAACTGGCACAAACTTCACTTTCGCACCAAGAAGCGGTTATGGATTACAGACAGGAGCAAGTGGGGCTGAAATCAAACTAGCAACCACTTCAGGTCTTAATTTAACAACTGATCTTGCTGTCGGTGCAGGTAATGGTATTTCTGTATTAACTAATACTGTTGCTATTGATACTGCAGTCGTTGTTTCTAAGTATAACGCAAATGTTGGAGATGGCTCAGCCACTTCATATACCATCACTCACAACTTAAACACTAGAGATGTCCAAGTAACTGTTTATGAGAGTTCAGGCTCTTATGCTGAAGTAATTTGTGATGTAAACCATGCTACCGTTAATACAATTACTCTGCTATTCTCTGTCGCACCTACTCTAAATCAATATCGCGTAGTAGTCCAAGGCTAAGGAGGCTAAGCCAGTGGGTCTGCTAGATAGAATAGCAAGAGCCCTTGCGGTTGAAATTCAGAAAGCACCGAATTTACCAGCAGGGGCAGTAACTATGTCTGAACAAGACATGGTAAATCGTGCTGGCATTTATACCCAGCAATATGGTCAATCGGTATCGCTACCTCGCAACCCAATATGGCCGACAGTTCCTTTTACACCAGGCAACCCATTAATTCCGGGATCTATTAACCCTGTTCGTGAAGATGGTCGTGCTGACCCACGCCGTTATGAATACCAAGTTGCTCAGAATATCAATATCACACCAACCCGATTGGTGCCATTTACAACTTTACGCTCTGCGGCTGATCAAATAGATATCTTAAGAAGATGTGTTGAAGTGATCAAAGCAAAGATTACCAGTTATGACTGGGATATTGTTATGAGCCAAGATGCTTCTGAAAAAATATCATCTGAATCTGGTAAAGATCATGTGAGAGCAATGGCAGATGCTCGTTCAAAATATACAGACGAGATTAATCGCCTTCGCCAGTTTTGGGAGCAACCTGATAAGTCAAACGGTTTAACTTTCAATGACTGGATTAATATAGCACTTGAAGAAATCCTAGTTTTAGATGCCTTTTCTATATGGCCTCAGCAGTCAGTAAGCGGTGATCTTTACGGATTACAGATACTAGATGGTTCAACAATTAAACCATTAATTGATGACCGTGGTATGCGCCCTGCGGCACCAAACCCTGCCTACCAGCAAATTCTGTTCGGCTTCCCACGTTCAGAATTTATGGCAAGCACAGATGGTGAAGATGCAGATGGTGAATTTACAGCAGATGAGTTAATTTACCTGATCAAGAACAGACGCTCTTGGACAGTTTATGGATTCTCACCTGTTGAGCGTGCCTTACCTATTGCAGACATTTATTTACGCCGTCAGCAATGGCTACGGGCTGAATATACCGATGGTGTATTGCCTGAGTTGCTATTTGAAACAGATGCCAACTTTGGTAATAATCCTGAATTGCTTAGAGCCTATGAGAATATCTTTAATGATGATCTTGCAGGACAAACAGCACAAAGAAAACGCGCTCGCATACTTCCTGCTGGATTCAAGCCTCAACAATTTGACGGTTATGGTGAGAAATTCAAATCAGAATTTGATAACTACCTGATCACAAGCATTTGCGGACACTTTGGTGTCTTGCCTTCAGAAATTGGTTTTAGTGGCTCAGGTTCATTAGGCGCAAGTGGATTGCAACAAGGCGAAACCTTATCAGGTGAGAGCATTGGTATTGCCCCTCTTGCTAATTGGCTGTCTAAGCAACTAACAAACATTTCTTATCTATATCTTGGTATGCCAAGAGAGTTAGAATTTAAGATTCTATTTGAAAGCAAGATAGATACTGAGGCTGAGGCTCGCAAAGTAGATATTGAATTAAAAAATGGCGGTCGTACAGTCAATGAGGCAAGATCAAACATGGGATTACCATTGCTTGATACACCTCAAGCAGATATGCCAATGCTATATTCTGGTAGTGGTTTATTCTTCCTAAGCCCAGATGGGATTATTGATGCGGCAACTGCGTCTGGCGCAAGCGCTCTTAGCGGTGAAGACGCCACGCCCGTTGAGAACCAAATTGAAGTTGGTAGCACTCCTGCCCCTGAGGCTGGTGTGGCTGAAACCGAGGCTCTGGAATCTAAAGAAACAGTTGAAGAAGAAACAAGTGCCGTTGAGAAAGAGTTAAAGACATTTCTTAAGTGGGTTAGAAAAGGCAACCACAAACGGAGTTTTAATTTTGAACATATAGAAGATGATTATGCAGAGATACTCAATAAGTATGTTTCTGTTGGTGATCTAGATGCCGCACGCTGGTACGCTGAACGCTATCTTGGTATCTAATGAAGCCGAATCGGGAGCGATTAAAGCGTCGCCTTGCCCTTCGGCACATAAGAGCAATTAGGAATGCTATCGTTGCCTCTGTGGATGTAAATTCAGTTACTGAGGCATGGTATCAAGCCCATCACCCCGATATTGAGGGAGTTAGGGTAACCACAGCACAAGCACAAGATTGGGCGATGGTCAATGTTATCGTTGAAACCAAGCCAATCCGAGATGTCTTAACTAGAATTTATGCAGATGCTTATGTCTTAGGTGAAGCAATAACAAATTATGAAATTGCTAAACTAATGATCAAAAAAGAACTTTCTCGTGATGAAGTGGCTCAAGCCCTAAGGACAAACTGGGCAAACTGGACACCAGGAAATAAACCAGCCGCATTATTAATGAGAAAACCAACTGCCCTTGATCATTTAATCTCAAGTGGTCGTTATACAAGTGATGAAATCACAAGAACCACAGTAAAAAGAATAGGCACAATACTTGCTGGTGCCCTTGATCAGGGATTAGCACCAAGCCAAGTATCTATCTTGCTTGATCAATTACTAGATGACCCAGTTAGGGCATTGACTATTGCTCAAACAGAGATGAGCAGATCAGTTGTTCAAGCCAGTAAAGAACTATACTTGGAATCAGGTGTAGAAATGGTTGAGTGGCTAGTTGCTGACCCATGTGATGAGTGCCAAGAAAACTATAACCAGTCACCGATACAAATTGGCGAACAATGGGTAAATGGTGACCCACCCGTTCACCCGAACTGCATGTGCGACATCGCACCATATATTGTTGATACTAGAGAAATATCCTAAAGGAGAATAACAAATGGCATTCAAACATTACAACACACAGACTTTAACAACGGTATCACTTATACATCAAGTGGATAAAAACGCTACACCGCAAACTTTAATTTCTATTTACAATGGACACGGTTCTGCTATTTTTATTGGTGACTCAACTATTACTACAACAGGCTCAACTATTGGTCGCTTAATTGCATCAGGAACTTCACAAACTTTTAATGCAGGTGCTGGAGATATGATTTATGGAATTTCAGCAGCCAATTCAAATACTGGCGCAATCGTTATTACTTACTCAGCATAAGGAGAACCATGGAAAACCTAGCAACCACCTACGCTCAAATCGTCAAGACAAATAAAAATGATGATGGCACACTTACTGTCTATGGCAAAGCAACAGATGACAGCCTAGACATTGATCAACAAATTGCTGATGATGCTTGGTTAAGCCGTGCTATGCCAGAGTGGTTTATGACTGGTGGCAATATCAGAGAACAGCACAGCAATATCGCCGCAGGTGTGGCAAAAGAATATGAAGCAAAGTCAGATGGACATTACATCTCAGCCCTAGTAGTAGATCCTGTTTCTGTAAGAAAAGTAGAAACTGGTGTCCTCAAGTGCTTCTCAATCGGAATTCGGGCACCTAGAGTTGTCCGAGATACAAAGGCGGTCAATGGAAGAATTATTGACGGTCAAATTGTAGAAGTAAGCCTAGTAGATCGCCCAGCAAATCCTAATTGCCAGTTAGTATTGGCTAAGTCTGTTGAAGGTGAAACTTCGTTAGTGAAAGTAGAGGAACTAGTGGAAACGACCATAGAAAAAGAAATGCACGATACAGAAATGCCTATGAACGGTGAAGCAAAGTCAGTTCCTTCACGCGAAGAAATGACTGAGCGCTATGCCATGGCAAAAAGAGCATTTGACGAGTGTAAGTCAATGTGCAAAGAATACGGTTATGATGATATTGAAAAACAGTACGGTGAAACAGCAGAACAAGAAACTGCTGAAGGACCTGCTGGTAGCGGAGCCGAGCATGAACTTGGTGAAGTTAAAAAAGAAATTGTAGTAGAAGATAATTCAATGGCTGATAAGTCACTAGATGCACATAAGTGCCTTGAGTGCGGTTGTGATCAACCTGCTAACTCACATGGCAATCCAGATGTATCAACAGCGACAATGGTTAGCCCAGATGAAACACCAAAGTCAGCAACGACTATTGTGCCACCTTCAACTATTGAAGTGTTGCCATCTGTGACTGAAGAAACAATCGAAGAATTCGTTGAGGTTGAACCCGAAACGAGTAAGTCCCTGCTCGCTGATACTGACTTAACTGGTATCATTGAGAAAGCCGTAAAGAGTGCTATGAAGTCGGTAGAACAAGAAGTTGCTATGTTGAAATCCGCAAACGAGGCGGTAGAGAACAAGGCTAACCAATTAGAAACTGAACTGGCAACGGCAAAATCTCTCGCAAGAGGTGGCGGTCCTAAAAGATCTGCCATAGCGACAGGCGAAAAACAAATATCCGAGTGGAAAGCAAAGGCTGATCTTTATTTAGCCAAAGCGAGCGCCACTACCGACAAGGTTCTAGCAAAAGGCTACCGTGAAATGGCAAAAGATTTTCTTGCCAAAACGGAAACCTCAGCAGAATCTAAGTAACTCTTTACTAGAAAGCGAAAAATGGAAAACTTAAAAGCATCTGACCTGTACGCAGAGTCAAATCCTAAAGTTGCCGCAGAACGCCATGAAGAATTCGTTGGTGAATTGACCAAGTCACTTTCATCTCCTCGTTCCTTCGTAAACGGACAAATGGGTCAAGACCCAACTGCACAACTAGAAGCACTTGCTTCAAACAAGAGCCTTACACCAGAAGTTCTAGGCTCACTACAAAATGCTTTAGCAACACAACGCACAGTAAGTGATGATATTGCTAAACAAATTACGCTGACCA